ATATTCTGGCTCACTAGGTAGGAGGGGTAGGGGTCAGAGTAAATCTATAGGAGGGTTAGGGACTCCTCCCGATAGAGAAGCGATGTATTATCCCCCATCACACTTACCTCTCTCCCTAATGAATCTATAGAGGGTTACACGATTTGAATTCCATTTTCACCAAAAAATTCCCCGAGAAATTTTTGACACTAGAAAGGTTGCATATATTATGAAAAAGATTAAATTAGTTCCAGCAGTACACAACGGTATTACATTAACAGACTATTGGGTTAATCCTGTGGATGGCACTATTTGGTCCACTAAGAGAAAGAATCTTACACAGATTAAGGGTTCTCTCGATGATGGCTATAGAACTACCAGTCTTTCCACGTCTGAGGGAGTTCTAAATCTATACCTACACAGAATCGTTGCATGCACTCTAATCCCCTTTAAGACCAGTGGTATTACTAAGCGAGAGTGGAAGAACACCCCTGATAAGATTAAGAATATCATCATTTCCCAGTGGTGTGTAAATCACATCGACCACGATCGTGGTAACTATCATCCCTCTAATCTAGAGTGGGCGACATTTACAGAGAACAATCGTGCAGCAGTTGCACATAAGCGAGCATCGGCATGAAGATTACAGTATATTATGTTGTTCGAGTCTATAAGGATGGTAATGCACGTATAGACTCTGGACCATACTCTACGATTGTAGATGCAATTGATGCACGGGATGAGGAATATTGGAATGCAAATGATTATCAAATTTTCGAATCCTCTATAGAGGGAGTATTAGTATGACACAGGCATATGATGAAGCTAGAATTGCAGTTGAGAAAGAACTTGCTGAAAATAAGGCTAGAGTCGCTTCCCTCCTAGAAGAAGCAGACTTTCTAGATGACGATGGGTATCCCACGGATGATGCATTGGAGATTATCTCTAAGTGGCATTGGGATGATATTGCAGGTTGGTTTGATTTTATCAGTGGAATCTGGTATCTACGTTCTTGGGGATGGTCAGAGGGTGAAACCGTAGACGAGTGGAGTGGTGATAAGATGTATCTTTATACTATCTCTACTGCTGGTTGGTCTGGTAATGAATCCATTATTCATGCAATGAAGGAGAATCATATGCTCTGGACGATTACATGGGTTCAAAGTCGTCGTGGTGGACATTATATTTTTGAAGGTAAAGAATTAAAATAATTTTCGGATCCCCGAGATAGGATAGACTAATATGGACGACTGGGTTGCTGCAAAAAACTATAGATCTTACTATTGGAGGAATGGAGTATTGCAACTTAAAAACGGTATTCGTATGCTATGGTATGGAGTCTTTCTCAATCGAGGACATCATAGTATGTGGAAAAGAAAATAGTTGTCTTTAATTACTACTTACTGTATAATAATCTTATGTTACTGACTATCAAATTACTCTTTCTCTTTGCAGGAATGTATCTATTACTAATAGGTAACTGGACTCTTGCATTGATTTGTTTTGCAATTACCATTGGTCTTACATTTATACTCTCGTTGGGATTATTCTTTGTGGGACTGGTCATGGTGCTTATGCTCACTGGATGTGGCTCGTTTGTAAAGACTGAGAACATCTACATTGATAATAGTGCAGTCAATAATTATGTTGGCAATCCCTGTAGTTTTTATCTTGGGGATCGTTGTTTGGTTTGGAAAGATGGTCGTATGGCTAGGAATCCAGAAAACCCTTATAAGGAAAATAAATGAACGATGCACAACTAATTGAAATCTCTCGTGGTGTTGATAGTTATATTTCAACACTAATGTTAAAATATGAAATTAGTCCATTATCTCTTGCAGCGATTTTGCTTGCAAGGACTATGTTATTAAACAAAGAAGCAGGATCCATGGAAGACCTTTTAAAACTGTTGAATAGTGTCACTATGGATTCAACAATCGAAAGAAATAAAAAGGTTCACTAATGAATATTACTGGACTCTTTGCCATTCCTGTTGTTAGTGATTTCTATAAATGTTCACCAGAAGTGTATGAATATTTAAACACTGCAGAAATGTCAGAAACATGGGCTGAGGATTATGGTAATAGGTCTAAGAATACCTATTTGTTATATGAACCAGAATTGCAAGAATTGTCTAACTTTATATTAGAATTGAGTGCGTGGGTAATGGGCAATGTTCTGGGCTTTGATACTGATGGTGTTCAGTTTACTCAATCTTGGGTAAGTCATAAAAATCCAGGAGAGTATCATACTAGACATTCTCACGCAAATAGTGTTATTTCTGGTGTCTATTATTTTCAAAAAAATATAGATCAGATGTCTCCAATCACTTTTTATAATCATCGAAGTATTAATAGTTATGAGTTATCACCCAAACCATTTAATGATAATTCACAACGAGTATTTGCATGGGATAGGTATACATATACACCCGAACCAAATAACATAATATTATTTCCCTCATATTTACAGCATTCAGTGTCTAAAAATAATACAACTGAAACTAGAAAATCTGTAGCATTTAATATTATACCGAAGCATTCTTTTGGTAAAAAAGATGCATTAACTGAACTTGAATTTGAAAGATTAAAATGAAAATCGCAATTTGCTCCGATGTCCATCTAGAATTTGGACAACTTGAGTTAGAGAATACTGAAAACGCAGATGTGCTCGTGCTTTCAGGAGACATCTGCACTGCAGTGGATCTTCGTGTCACGGACAGTATTCTTTCTTCTGCAAAGACAGATCGCTACATGGAGTTCTTTACTCAGTGTTCTAAAAACTTCCCCCACGTGGTGTATGTCATGGGTAATCATGAGCACTATCATGGTGACTATTCAACTTCTGCTGGTTATCTAAGAGATGCCATGAAGAAGTGTGGTGATAATATTCACTTCCTCGACAAAGAAGTTTGGGAGTTGGATGACCACGTCTTTATCGGTGGCACACTCTGGACTGATATGAATGGTGAAGACGAGATGACCATGAATCATGTGAGTCGTCGCATGAATGACTTTCAGATCTGTAAGAATAGTAATCGCACTGTCAGCTTCAGAACTATGGAGCCAGTCCTCGATGAGTTTGGTACTCCAAAGGTAGACGAAGAAGGTAAAATCATCTATGGTGCTGCATTTAAGACTCGTGAGGCATATCTTTCTCCGCAGGATGCAGTGGAAGACCACAAAGCCATGCTGAAGTTTATTGAAGAAGTCTATGCCGACACTCCTCCATGGAAGACTGTTGTTGTTTGTACTCATCATGCTCCAAGCAAAGGTTCAGAGCATCCTCGTTACAAGCATGATCAACTCATGAATGGTGCATACAATTCTCAGTTGGATCAATTCATTATGGATCGTCCAGGAATTAAACTTTGGACTCATGGACATACTCACGAAGACTTTGACTACATGATTAAGAGTTGTCGTGTTGTCTGCAATCCACGTGGTTACATTAACTACGAAGATCGTGCAGATCGCTTTCAACTCCGAGTGGTGGAAGTATGAGTGACTACACTCCAGACAGATGGGTAGTTGTAAAGATTACTGGACCAGATACTCCACCAATCCATAAAGTTTTTGCTTGTTGGTATGGTGGTTATGCTGGTTCAGATTCTTGGAAACTAAACAGTGGTATTACTAAAGTTACCTATGCAGATCGTGTTTATTTGTTCGAAGGTAGTTCTGGTTCTGTCTATGAATGTCACGCAGATTGTTACGGCACGAACATGTATGGTATGAGTGTCTTGTCCAATATGATTGACAAAACTGCAAAGAATGGAGTCACTATGGAGATTTTACCAGAAGAAACTATTTTCACGGAGATTGAGTATGAGTAGTTGGACAATTAAGTTAGAAGAAGATCCAGAAACTGGAGATTTAATTATGCCATTCACGGATGAGATTTTAGAAACTGCTGGATGGAAAGAGGGTGATAATCTCGAGTGGATTGATAACAAAGATGGAACATGGACATTGAGGAAATTAGATGCAACATCTACAAATACCACTGAGTGATGCTGAAGAAGCAGTTCTACAACTCTTGCATAGAGTATCTAAACTCGAAGAAGAGAATAAAAATCTCAAGGAAGAAATTAAACGACTACACTGGTCACTACAGGAGCACGACTAATGCCGAAATTTACACTAATTGCTGAACACACTGACATCTACGGTAAACCTACTAGTCATAAAGTGACACATGAGTTTAATGTAGATACACTGGACAATGTTCTAGAGAACTTTGATCTCTTTATTCGTGGTTGTGGATTTATGCCACCTCCAGGAACACTGGATTATATTGATGATGATTTCTCTATGGATCCAGATAGTGTATGCCATTCTGAATTTTATTTTGATACGGAAAGAAACAAATGAGCAAAGTATTCACAGATGTCGCTGTTTTCATGAAATCAGTTGGACAAGAGACACCAGCAAAACCTCAAATGATGTCTGACCAAGCACTTTTATATAAAACTCTTATCGAAGAAGAGTATTATGAGTTCTTAGATGCGTATAAGAACAGTGATGACGTTGAAGAAATTGATGCGTGCTTCGATATGATGTGGGTTATTGTTGGTTACATGAAGTCACGTGGTTGGGATTGTGAAAATATCTGGGATGAGGGTGCAAAATCCAATTTATCCAAGATCGATCCTGTCACTGGACTTGTAAAAAGACGTGAAGATGGCAAAATTCTCAAGCCAGAGGGCTGGAAACCACCTGATTTCACAAAATTTGTCAAATAAGTGTTGTCTTGCAACAATTTTTGAGGTATAATAACATTATGATTACACTTTATCTTGACATGGATGGCGTTCTTGCTGATTTTAACAAGTCTTACAGCAAATATAACCCAACAAAAGAGGACAGAACACGTTTTCGTGACTCTGTTATGACATACCACATCTTCGAAGACCTTGATAAGATGCCAGACGCTGATATTTTGCTGTCTGGTGTTGCAAAAATACCAAAATTACATATTGAGATCCTTACTTCAATGGGTACATTCAATGTTGAGCAGGGTTTAGAAGCAAAAAGACAAAAACTTTTGTGGCTTGACAAGCATAACATCAAATATAAACCAAATTTTGTGCGAACAAAAACTGAAAAAGCACAATATGCAACTGAACACTCAATTCTTATTGATGATTCTGTTGGTTGCATCAATCCCTTCAACTCAAAAGGTGGACAAGGCATTCTCCACACATCTGCACGTGACAGTTTAGAGCAACTTTCTCGTGCGATTGACATTATTAGCGGAGTTCATGCGCTTCGCAGGATTTCATTATGAACGATTTATTTAAAACGACGTGGGATTGGATAGCAGATGACTGGTATAGTGGTAAGTTTCGTTTTATTGTTGAGCTTGTGGCTTGGGCTATTAGTATTGGTTGTGCGATCGCCATGGCTATTACTGTTCCCAATCCTCCGCTACTCATTCTTTATCCTATTTGGATTGCTGGTTGCGCAATGTATGCTTGGGCTGCTTATACTCGGAAATCATTTGGCATGTTGGCTAACTACTTGTTATTGGTAACTATTGATATTGTTGGACTTCTTAGGATGTTATGAATATATTTTATCTTCACACAGACACGACAGAATGCGCAAAACAACATCTTGATAAACACGTTGTTAAGATGATTCTGGAATACGCACAACTTTTGTCTACTGCTCATCGTCTTCTTGACGGATATGAGTATGAAGGTAAGTCTATTTCTGGTCGCAAAGCAATGCGATGGAAATTAGATGATTCTCGTGAAGATAATTTGTATCTTGCATCACACATGAAGCACCCATCAGGCATTTGGTGTCGTGAAACGTCTGGAAATTACATTTGGTTGTATTCTCTCTGGCGAGATCTCATGAAAGAGTATACATTCCGTTATGGTAAACACCATGTCGCAGAAAAACTTATTCCATTTCTTGATAATTTACCAAAAAACATAAAAATGGGTGATATCACTCCGATGCCACAGTGTATGCCTGATCAATATAAAGTTCCAGACTCTATCCAAGCATATCACAACTATTATATCAATGATAAACAACCATTCGCTGTTTGGACCAACAGACCCATTCCTGCGTGGTATGTTTCTGAGTGGAAAAACAGAAATCACAAAGCCATCGCTCTTTCTGAGAAGAATAAAGTGAAATTCAAGATGGTTCCAGCATAAATACATTTGAAGGAGATATTATGCCAACGTATGTATTTCGAAATAAAGAAACAGGCGAGCAGTTCGAGAAGATTATGAAAATTTCTGAGTTAGATAACTTCAGAAATGAAAATCCGCAACTAGAGACAGTGATCCAATCTGTAGCGTTTGGTGATCCGACTAAAATGTCATCTACACGTAAATTCGACACAGGATTTAAGGAGGTATTGCAAAGAATCCACGAAAAGACTCCAGGTAGCCAATTACAAAAATCATCATCACAACTATAAGGAATATTAATGGCTCGTGCTGCTGCTAAAAAAATAAACGAAAATAATGAAGAGCGTGAAACAAAACCAATTGCCAGTAATCAGTTAAAGATTCGATTAGACAATTTAAAAACATTCCAGCCATTAACAGAAAATCAAAAAATATTCTTTGATGCGTATAAACGAGGAGATTATTTCGTAGCACTGCATGGTGTGGCAGGTACAGGTAAAACTTTCATTGCACTTTATAAAGCCATTGAAGAAGTGCTTGATAAATCAAATCCATTTAATAAAATTATTGTGGTTCGTTCTGCAGTACAATCTCGTGAGATTGGTCATCTTCCAGGTGACGTAAATGAGAAGATGGAAATTTATCAACAGCCATATCGTCAAATCTGCGAAACATTATTTGGTCGCAAAGATGCATGGGATCGTTTAGAAGAACAACATCACATTGAATTTATTTCTACATCGTTTATTCGAGGAATGTCTTTTGATAATGCAATCATTATCGTTGATGAGATGCAAAACTTAACATTCGAAGAGATTGATACAGTTATGACTCGTGTTGGTCATATGTCAAAGATTATTTGGTGTGGTGATTATCGCCAAACAGATCTAAATAAGAAAAAGAACGATATGTCTGGTATCTTAAAATTCTTTGATATCGCCATGCACATGAAAGCATTTACTAAAGTTGAATTCACTCCAGATGATATTGTTCGTTCATCTTTGGTTAAAGATTATATCTTGGCCAAACTTAAGATAGAAGATCAGGAGACGAAATGATTACAGGTCAACAATTTAGAACTTTATTTCCAAGAGCACAAGACCCAGAAGGTTGGGCTAACTCTATGAATGAAGTATTCCCAACATACGAAATTAATACACCTCAACGTGTTGCTGCATTCCTTGCACAATGCGGACACGAGTCTGGTGGTTGGACTACGTTTGAAGAAAATCTTAATTACTCAGCACAAGGGTTAAATGGTATCTTCAAAAAGTATTTCCCTACACTTGAATCAGCACAACCTTATGCACGCAAACCAGAAATGATTGCCAATAAGGTTTATGGTGGTCGTATGGGTAATGGTCCAGAGGCATCGGGCGATGGATGGAAATATCGTGGACGTGGACCAATCCAATTGACTGGAAAAGATAACTATCGTTCATTTGCCAAAGATATGTTTGAAGACTGGGAAAATCTATTTGAGAATCCAGACTGGGTTTGTGCAGACAAAGACTTTGCTTTGATGTCTGCCATTTGGTTCTGGAACAAAAACAAGTTGAATGTTCAAGCTGATAGTGGCGACATTAAACTAATGACGAAAAAGATTAATGGTGGTTACATTGGTCTTGAAGATCGTATTCACCACTACGAGGATGCAATTAAACTGCTCACATAATGAAGAATTTTATACATCATGATTTCGGTAAACTTGAACGTGACACAAAACCTGACGGTACGAGATTATACAAAACTCCGTCAGGTAAATCCTATCCTTCCGTCACAACTGTCACAGGATTGCACACAGCGAAGGGAATCGCAGAATGGCGAAAGAGAGTTGGCAACGAAGAAGCCAACAGAGTCTCTGCCAAAGCATCATCCAGAGGAACAAGAATCCACCATCACTGCGAACACTATTTGCTTGGAGAACATGTTGAGCCAAATATATCTGATGCAGAGATGTTTGGGTCGATTAAAGAATACCTAGATGAAATTGACAATATTCACTGTTTAGAGACTCCGCTGTATAGCGACCATTTACAGGTCGCTGGCACGGTAGACTGTATCGCTGAATATAAGGGTAAGATGTCTGTTATTGACTTTAAAACGTCTAGCAGACCAAAAGACAGAGATGACATTCATAACTACTTTATGCAATGTGCTGCATATTCTGTAGCGTTTGAGGAAAGAACTGGGATCCCTGTTGGTAGACTTGTAATTATTATGGGTGTTGATAATGACTATCCAAGAATTTTCATTGAAAAACGAGATAACTGGATTGCTGGGTTTAAGAAACTTAGACTTGAGTATAGAAATAAATATAACACCTAAATAAAAAAAACAACTGTTTTCAGGAATAAAATGACTATACAATCTAGCGGAGCGATATCAATTAGCGACGTAAACACCGAACTTACTCTGGCGAGTAACTATTCGAGTAGTTTATCGTTTCTAAATGGTTTCATTAAAACTTCACGACCAGCATCTCCAAATTTACAGGCTTTTTATGGATTAACATATTTCCAAAAAAATAATGACGGAAATTGTTCCAACGGTAATTGTACAGCAAACTGCAACTGTGGTAATATTCAATGTACTAATTGTACTATTTCTGGTCAGGTAAACTGTGTTAATTGCGATGCACAAAAATGGCTACAGGTTAATTGCAACTGTGCTTGCACATATAACTGTAATACCTCTCAAGTTTCATATAACTGTGATTGTGCATGCGATTGCGCTTGTGGTGGATAATATTAAATATTTGAATTATATTCTGAAGGGTTTGAAATGATTTTTGAAATACACGCTGAACGTAATAAAACTGATAAAAAGATCTTTTATTATGACAATGAAACAAACACTCTAAAAGATGAGACTGGAATTGTTTATGAGTCTCAACAACAAGCTAATTCTAAGAATCAATCTCCAGTAGTGCCATTCTCAAAAGACGTTCCTCTTAAAAAGAGTAGGGCAGTAAAACTTGTGAAAATCCAAATGGGACTTTCTTGTAATTACGCATGTGATTACTGTTCTCAAAAATTCGTTGAACGACCAAAAGAAACCAATCCAAAAGATATTGAAAATTTTATGGAATTGTTTAATGAATTGGAATTTGACGAGCAACGAGGTTTAAAAGTAGAATTCTGGGGTGGCGAACCATTTGTTTATTGGAAAACATTTAAACCATTGGCAGAAGCCATTGCAAAAAAATTCTCAGACTGGAAACAGCCACCAAAGTTTTCAGTTATCACTAATGGTTCTCTTTTAACTGAGGATATTTGTGCTTGGTTATATGCCATGGGATTTAGTGTGGCGATTAGTCACGATGGTCCAGGACAACATGTTCGTGGACCAGATCCCTTTGACGATCCAGAAGTTAAGAAAACTGTTCTTGAGTTTTATGAGGTGATGTCCAAAGAAGGTAGAATGAGTTTCAACTCAATGTTGAATGCGAAGAATACTAGTCGCAAACTAATTCATGATTGGTTTGTTAATTTCACACAAGACCCAATGGTTCCTCTCGGTGAAGGTGGATTCGTTGATGCTTATGATGACGATGGTCTTGCGAGTTCTCTTCAAACTAAACGAGATATGTTTGAGTTCCGTCGCAAAGCATTTGCTGATATATTTGCCAATGATGGTTATATTGGATTTGGCGGTATCATTCAAAAGATTGATGGGTTCACTAATGCTGTCCTAACTCACAAGCATGCAGATTATCTTGGACAAAAATGTGGAATGGATGAAGAAGATACTATTTCATTTGACCTCCGTGGTAATGTTATCACTTGTCAAAACGTAAGTGCCACTGAAATATCTAAAAATGGTGAATCCCATTTAGGTGGAAACCTTTCTGACTTTGATAATATTTCTATTAACACGGCAACTCACTGGCGCAATCGTCAAGAATGTTCAAAGTGCCCAGTGTTACATATATGTCAAGGTGCGTGTATGTTCTTAGAAGGTGATTATTGGAAAGCATCATGTAATAATGCATACTCAGACGCTGTTCCACTATTTGCATTATCTCTTGAGAAAATCACAGGATACATTCCATATTTAATTAAAAATACAGAGTTACCATTAGAGCGTCAAGACATTTGGGGTACTATGTATGAACACGTAGAAGATCCACCAAAACGTAAAATTATTCCTATTTTACAGTCACAAGAAAAAGCCATTTTAGATGGTATTGAAATATTTAAGGAGAAAACGTATGATTAGCAATTTAGCATTAATCGACAACCCAAAGGTAAGAGAATTGGGATTTAAACTAATGGAATTATCAAATGTTGTAGATATTCGATTTTTCCCAACATTAAGAGATGATCTAAAACAACTCGCAGGAGAAAATGTAGTGACATACACTGCAGTTATTTTAAAAGATAATAAATTTGAACGTGTGTTTGTTATAACACCAGAAGAAATGTATATGAATGACGATAATCATCAAATGGTTATTGATCAAATGATTTCTAAAATTAATGATGCTATGACAAATACCAGAGGAAATCTTATTAACGCTATCGTAATTCCAGAATCAACACCAACTGGGGAATAATTTTGTTAACCAAAACTGACGTGCTTGCTTATTGGTATAAGCAAAAGAAATTTGCCATTCCTTTATTAAATCCATCTCCAAATTCGTTTGACCACAAAAATAGTTTTATTGTTCGTGGTTCCAAAAAGCGACTTGTTGTTCTATGTTCGCACCCACATACAGCCACAGAAATTTCTGGGTTTAATAATCAACCTAATATTAGTTTTTATACAGCTAGTATGCATAAAACATATCCAGAGTTTACTTTCGACGCAGATAAGCCATGGTTACTAAGATTAGACACTGCTGGTATTAATTGGGAAGTTAATTATGAATTTCATGATCAAAAAGAACTTGAAGAAGTAGTATTAACCTTTAATAAAGGATGTGCGTTGGATCACATGTTCCAACGCATAGATAATAACAGAATATTATTCTTTAATAACTTTGATGCGTGTCAAGGAAGAATTTATCAGGCGAAGTTTCAACAAGCCACTGAAATTATTGAGAACAATATTCAAGATGATGAGTTTATGCAATACCCATTTATCATTAGTTACGCAAGAAGTGAAGATATTAGTTTACAAGAAGCTGCGAAGCGTGTCATTATCAAGAATAAGATATTAGAAGCTGGGCTGGCAGAAAGTGAAACATTAAGAATTAGAACAAAGAAAGCGATTCTAAATTCTTCTTCTCTACAAGAGTTACATGATGTATTCAACAAATTCGACACTGAACTTTCAAAGTATGGTAATTTATGATCTATTATAATAGTTATGACATTTTTAATAATCCTGTGTATCACAGTGATTTGGAAAAGGTTCCTGGTGGTCGGGAATTTTCAACTCTATTTAAAATGTTTAGTCAAAACATCACATTCTTAGATAGAACGAATACAATTAGTATTCCGCTAAACATGACAACCCCAGATTTTTTAAAGATGCCTTCAATGGATATGTTCACACATAAATCTTTTGAAGAAATCTGCGATGAACGTGCCAGACAATTATTGGATCATGCAGCAAAAACTAACAGAACCATTACTGTTATGTATAGTGGTGGTATTGACTCAACATTAATTCTATGTTCGTTTCTTAAAAACGCTAAGCCTGAAGAGCTAAAGAATATAATTGTTTTACTATCAGAAAAAAGTATTCTTGAAAATCCTGTTTTCTACCACCAATTTATCATAAAACATTTTAAATGTGATTCTAGCTACAAGTTCCCTGCTTACATGGGTAATGATAAAATCTTATTTGTTACTGGTGAAAATGCTGACCAATTATTTGGTTCACAAGTGACTGGTGGTCTTGTTACTTTTGCTGGATATGATTCTTTATTGTCTCCTATTGAGCAGATGGAAGGTACTCTTATAGACTTCTTTATCGAAGGGTCGCCAACATTTTATAAACCATATATCGCTCCAGCATATCATATACTAAAACGTGTTACTGATGCTGCACCGATTAAAATTGATAACGTGTATAAATTCCTTTGGTGGATTAATTTCGCTATGAAGTGGCAATCTGTTTATGTTCGTATTATGCCATATTCTTGGAATAGAGATAATATTAAATTTGAAGAAAACTACACAACATTTTATTCCCCTGCGCAATTCCAACTGTGGTCAATGCACAACTCAGATAAATTAATAGGTGATTCTCCAGAAACATTTAAGTTTATTCAAAAGAAATATATACTTGATGTCAATGGTGATGCTGGATATTTAAAGAAGTTAAAAATGGGTAGTTTGGCAAGCATGGTTCAACGAAAGGAAAACTGTTTCTTTATTGACGATAAACTCAAGTATCATGACACCTTTCCCGCAGAAGAATATTATAACTATAATAATGATTTTGTTGGGATGTTAAAATAATTTTTATAGAGCACTACACAAATGAAAATTTACTCCAAAGAAACTAAATCGGCTCTTGACTATACGGATAGTATGTATCCGTCATCAGCAGCATTGTTTGATGCAACTGATAATAAAGATCAGGGGTTTACATACACCAATGAGTACTCAACGATTTATGGGTATGTTTTATCAGGTGAGGTTAAGTTACCGAATGGAATGACTGCTTATGAAGGTCAATATTTTTGTTATTGGTCTTGGGGTTGTGATGAGATTCATTACACAGGACAAGTTGTAATAATCACCAGAATAGGATTTCGTGGACAGAACTCAGTTGGTGGTCCATTAGAGAACTCAGGAAGATTATGTTACATTGATGGATGTAGCGATACACTATTAATCTATCCTCCACGTCTTGGCGATCCGACATTAAATGCATTATATTTTCCAGCAAACGTAAACCAAACCTATCACATTCACCCAAGTATTCGTCTTGGTGTAGTTGCTTCAGGTTCAGGGTTCGCTTGCTTAAAAAATTCTGATGGTACAGAAACACAAATTGAATTGAACAAAGGTACAGTCTGGTGTATTGAAGAAAGAGAAATGCATAGGTTCATCACAAAAGACGAAGGTATGGTTGTTATTGCATTCCATCCAGATGGAGATTGGGGACCAACAGATCATAATCACACAATGCTTAACAGGACTTACATAAAGTAAGTTTGTCTTGCAATCAATTGTAATGTATAATTGATGTATTGCTGTATGAAGCAAAGAGAAAGGTGTTCTGGACGAGGGTTCGATTCCCTCCACCTCCACCAAAAGTGCTAGCAGAAGATAAAGTGCTACAGTCTGTTAAGAGACAGACCACTTCTGATGGGGGTGACTAGGTTTCGACAGGGCGACGAGTAAACAAGTGGACAGCACGGGAATGTGAAACCCGTTAGGATTGAGGAAAGTACAGTAATGTGGTGGCAACATCATATCAGTATCTCTCGGTCGAAGAAGCAAAAAACGTAAACGCAAACGACGCACAGTTCGCATTAGCAGCCTAAACACTGCTTAGGGTTTCGGTAGCTTTCCTCGTAACAGAATAAGCTACCATTTTTATAATTTAAAAGGATGTTACTATGGAAGTTAAACCATTGAAAGACAAGGTTCTTGTTGCTGAGAACAAAAGAGAAAATACAACAGAATCTGGTATCATCCTTGAAGGTGCTGGGTTTGATCAGTCAAAGACTGGAACAGTTCTTGCCATTGGACCAGACGTTACAGAAGTTAAAGTTGGTGATGTGATTTATCTTGAGTGGAACAAAGCACAAGTTGTTAAGATTGGTGATGCTCAACGTGTAATGATTAAAGAAGAAAACATTGTCGCTGTAGTTGAGTGATGAAAGCTGCAGTTCTTTGTAATGGACCAAGTAGGATTCTTTTTACTGAACCTGATAGGTATAGCTACCTTATTGGTTGTAATATACCTTGGATACAAGTAGATTCTACAGTAGTTTTGGATATAGGTATTGTTGCTCAATGGTGGCAACGTAAATTACCAAATGTGCCAACATGGTTTAGTGAACATGCGTGGCGAGAAACAAAATTTAGAAACAGAGAGTATTTTAAAAATCACTTTCTTGGTTTAGTTAAGCCACTGCCAGAATATGATTCTAGTGGACACGTTGCGTGTAGTAAGTTAATTGAACTTGGATATAATGAAATAGATATTTACGGATGTGACTCTTGGTTCACTAGCGACACCAGCAGTCATACTCATAAATATTGGGACACGAGACCAGATGATACTTCGAAACATGTGGTTGGTTGGCGAAACAGATGGAACAGTATTATGTCCAACAACCCAGATGTAAAAATAACATTTATAGGAGAACCTAAATGAAAGCATTAGTTACAGTAGTTATGATGGCATTTGCTACAATGTCATTCGCAGCAGAGCCAGCAAAGAAAGAAATTCCGACAGAGGTTACTAATTGTGTGAAGAAAGACAAGAATGGTAAATGTCCTCCTCCACCAAAGTCACCAAAGCCAACACCTAAGAAGCCTGCAGAGAAGAAGTAAGACTTCCTAAATAATATACTGGTTCGGTGGAACCAGCACAAGAATCCACCAATACACACAACTCATAACACACAAGGAGATTTACTATGAGTAATATGACCCCGTTCGAGATTCGCCTTGAACTATTAAAAATGGCGAAAGACATGCTTACTGAAGATTACTATGGTAAGCGTGAAGTCGTTAGCAATGAATACGCAACAAAATGCGAAATTGCTAAAATCCATGGTACCGAAGTTCCTGCTCATCCAGGATTTCCAGCGTACCCAAGTGAAGCAGATATCATTCAAAAGGCACAGACCTTGAATGGTTTCGTTTCAAACATCCCACTAGATACAACAAAGACTAGCAAAAAGTCCACCTGATAGGGATCGGAGTAACACATTCATTTGTGTTACTCTCTAACTGATTTAAGGAGATCGTATGCAAAAGCGATTATACGTTTTAGTAGCATTATTTCTCATGAGTAGTATTGTTTTCATGAGTGCTACGTTTTCATCTGAAAAAATTATTGAAGTAGAATATACTCAATTAACTAAGGATGCCAAAAAGCAAGTTGATTGTTTGGCAGATAACATTTATCACGAAGCTGGTCATGAGCCAGAAAAAGGTCGTGTTGCAGTTGCACTTGTAACAATGAATAGAGTGCAAGATCCAAGATATCCAAAAGATATTTGCTCTGTAGTGAAACAAAAGGTAAACTATACCTGTCAGTTCACTTGGTTCTGTGAAGAAGGCAAAAGAGTATCTAATTCACATGCATATAGAGAAGCAAGAAAAGTTGCACTCTTTGTTTATGCGAATTATGATAAGATTAAGGATATCACGCATGGTGCATTATTTTACCACGCAGATTATGTGAATCCAAGATGGCGTGGACTTGAAAAGACTACTGTAATTGGTAGACATATTTTTTATAAAGAAAGTGGAAAAATTTAATGATGCAAAAACTAAATCTACAACTGAAAGAAGATTCTTCACAACACTCATTCTTTTTACTAATGGAAGAAATCACATTGGCTACTGCCAAGAATGCAGTTGAGTGGATTTTTGAAGCAAACTTTTCTGAAGAGCGACCAGAGTTGCTCAATCTTATCATCACATCTCCAGGTGGTGATTTGAATGCAGCGTTTGCATTGATTGATGTCATGAGAGGTTCTGCTATTCCGATTCGTACAATTGGTCTTGGTCAGATTGCTTCTGCTGGACTTATGATTTTTATTGCTGGAGATAAAGACAATCGTATTCTAACACCAAACACTTCTATCCTGTCACATCAGTATTCATGGGGCGCGTTTGGTAAGGAACACGAACTTTTCGCAACGGTAAAAGAGTTCGACTTAACCACTAAGAAGATGATTGCACATTACAAAAAGTGCACTGGTCTTTCTGACGCAAAAATCCGAGAGGTTCTTTTGCCACCACAAGATATTTGGTTGAGTCCACCTGAAGCCAAAAAATTAGGACTATGCGACCATGTTAAAGAATTATCTTAAATACTCAGGTTTGTGGGCAGGATTAGTTTTAAATCCTTACCACTGGAATTTTAAATTGGAGTTTAATCCTCCGCATGAAATTGATACATATATTTTCCACTTTGAATTATATCTTGGTTTGGTATGGTTAAGAGTGGTGATTGATGATGGATCTTGGTAAATTAAAGGAGTTTGTTATGAATGATAATATTTTCACTATTAGTGTTTTGATTGCAATTGTATCTCTGATTGGTTCTGTTACGTTTTATCAATACAGCGAATTAAAGTCTGTAGAGCGAAATGTTGAATCAGCCATTGTTAAGGGTATTGATCCGATTGCAGTTCGATGTGCCTATGCAAGCGAAAGAGACGTTGTTTGTGTGGCTTACGCTGCATCCCACAATACTCAGCCTAACATCAAAAAGTAATCCCCTACACTCTGTAGGGTTATTTTCGACTCCTAGAGCCTCTCTCCTAGAGGGGTTCTAGGGTGTTGTCTTTAATTCATAATTATTGTATAATATCTCTTATATCGTTGATTATGGAGATGTGAAAAATGGCTTTACTTACTGTAGGTAATCCAAAGTTGTTAAAGGGTCAAAAGAAGGGATATCTGTCGTCTGTCCTTCATCTTGCACCTGCCGATTTATCTGGCAAAAATACCTGCCCAAAAGCGACAGCTGGTTGTAAAGCTGCATGTTTGAATACTGCTGGTCGTGGTGGTATCTTCAAGAAAGGTGAAACCACAAACACGATTCAACAAGCACGCATCCGCAAAACCAAAATGTTCTTTGAGAATCGTAACCAATTCATGCTTGACCTGTTCAAAGAGATTCAAGCCACGATTAAGAAAGCAGAGAAGCAAGGATTGATTCCAGTCTTTCGTCTCAATGGCACTTCTGATATTGCATGGGAGAAATACTCATTGCCAAATGGTAAGAATATATTTCAAAACTTTCCAGAAGTCCAGTTCTACGACTACACCAAAATTCTTGGTCGCAAAGTATCCCACATTCCAAACTATCACCTGACTTTCTCCAAAGCAGATGGCAATGATATGGATGTTCGTCTTGCTGCAAGTAATGGTATGAATATTGCAGCTGTGTTCAAAGAGTTGCCAGAGAAATACATCGGTCGTCCAGTTATTAATGGTGACGAGACAGATCTGCGATTCTTAGATCCAAAGGGAGTTATCGTTGGCTTGAAAGCCAAAGGTAAAGCGAAGAAAGATACATCTGGATTCGTTGTAACTGCTTGACATGTAATGTTAATTGGAGTATAATTATATTATGCAAATGCTACATACATCACTCGGTAAGTCTAAAAAACGCAAACCTACTGCAAAGCAACGAGAGTTGCAAGCAAGCTGGGAAGCGATGATGAAGAAGTATGAACCAAAGACTCGAATCGCACCAAAGCGACAAGAACTCAGGGATACATACTCACTTGGAACACCTGCTTGTCGTGAGACACCTAATCATCCAAGTCTTCCATTTAGTGGTGCACCTTGTCTTAAGAAAGAAAACCCAGTTTACACTGGCGATAAGATTAAAGGTATTGGTACCATGCATAAGTCCAACGCAGTTCCTGTCTTCAGTGACGAAGAAGCAAAAGACATCGCCACTATGAGGAGAGGATAATGGAAAAGAAAGTCTTAATGAAGATTCGCCTAAGACAAGATGGCACATGGGAACATGTCTATCAAGATGGTTCTACAGACCAAGAGTTTTATGAATTGAATATTGTAGAACTTGCGAAGATGCAGCGTGAGAAGTATCTTAACCAGTCACAAGATTATGTGGAACAAGCTGTAGAAATTTCTGGTTATAAAGATGCAATTGAAGTTATCGATTATATAAGGAAATTAAAATGAGTGAGTTCTGCGTGAAGTGCTCTGAGCACGAAGGAAATATAGAGTTGTTATTGAAACAACACTATATGGAAATGCAATGTATGAAGCAGAAATTGAAAGAGTTACAAGATGCAAACGCTAAGTTGCAAAACGAAAACGAAGCACTGGTAATGGACGTTGCTTTCTATGGTGGTAATTTAATTAACTTGTCTTGCAATGACAAATAAGGTATAATACATATTATGAACTTGACTGAAAAATACAACTCTTTGCAAATTGAGAAGATGAAGTTGGATAAATTCTTTTCTATGTTTCTTGAGAAGTTTGAACGTAAGATGGATGCTGATAAAACAGACACTCCTATTTGGAAACTTTATAAAGCCAAACTAAAAGAGTACGATAAAGTTAATCAAGAACTTAAACACACTGAATACTGGATTAAGAAAGAGCAGAATGTCAGCTATATTTAAGAATGCCAACGACTTCTCTTTGCACATTGAACAGATAGTCTCTGCTTCTAATATCAGTTACATGGACGCTGTTCTTGAGTATTGTAAAGAGAACTATCTTGAACCAGAAGATGTTGCTAAGTTGATTAACAAATCACTAAAAGATAAAATTGAGATGGACTTTCGTGAACTTAATTATTTGCCTAAACAGGCACAGTTAGATGTCTGATAATAAACTTATAGTCATCGCTGTTATTGTATTCATCTGCGCACAAGTTACTTTTATGTATTGGGCGAAAGATGCATTCAAAGGTTTGACAGTTAGATATGATTGTAGTATTTCTGAAATTTCACCAGACTTCCCACCACAAGTGAAAGAAGAATGTAGAAAACTCCGAGCAAAGTATGGACGGATTTAAAGCATACCGTTATTACCTAGCAATTAAACTCCACTTTACCACTGACAAATTTAATGTGTTTGAAAACAGAGGAAATGTTAAGGGTACTCGTGAAGCATTCAATGCTAGAAATGACAGATACATATTTGAGAAGTTAGCCAGAAAGCACGAAGACGACAAAGAGATTATTCAGTTCTTTGTTTCTAATTTTGCTTATGGTAATGATACTGCGATCTATGCTGGAGCAGAAGCAGACGATAACTTCAGACAATGGAACAAAAGAAAACAAAGCATTACAAAGGTATTTGTAGATGATTTAGCGACATTACTAACTCATCTCGAAGTAAACAAATTGAAACACTCTGCACTTTTTAATTTTACAGACAGTGAGTATCCTGTAGCATTATCACTGTTTGTTGGTGGAAAGATCTCCATCGAAACCTTACGAATCATAGATGACTTCCACCCTATTGTTGAAAAGTGGAATCAGAACTTATCAGTTAGATACATATGGGATAATGAATTGAGACGCATTACAAAGTTGACTGGATTCGTAAAATACGATAAGATTAAGATTCAAAAGGTTTTTAACCACTTCATGGAAGAAATTGCAGGGTAACATGGGCAAGACATATCATAAGCAACCTAAAAGGTATGAAGATGAGCAGACCAGTGGGCGATCTGGAAAGCACGCTAAACATTCGAACAATCGAAAAAGTGGCGGAATGAAAACGCTAAATAGTTATGTAGATGAAGATTATGATTCATTCGATGACGAAGTCGAACTGACTGATGAAATTCAGATACAACATACTAAAAATACACCGTAATATTAATACAAAGGAAAATACGATGGACATTCAAGCACTCCGTAAAATGCGCAATTCTGACTTCAGCAAAATCGCTGGAGAATTCGACAAGATTGCGAATCCCGAAACAGCCAATACCAAATCTTTTGCTGACGATCGCTTTTGGCGACTCGAAGGTGACAAGGCAGGTAATGGAACTGCAACACTCCGATTCCTACCACGTGTAGAAGGTGATGAACTCCCATGGGTTCGAATCTTCAGTCATGGTTTCCAAGGTCCAACTGGAAAGTGGTATATCGAAAACTCCCTAACTACTCTTGGTGAAAACGATCCTGTTGGTGAACTAAACACTCAACTTTGGAACTCTGGTTCTGAAGCCAACAAAGAGATCGCACGTAAACAAAAGCGTAAACTTTCTTTCATTGCTAACGTACTCATTGTTTCAGATCCGAAGCATCCTGAGAACGAAGGTAAGGTATTCTTGTTCAAGTTTGGCAAGAAAATCTTTGATAAGATTATGGACAAAGCACGTCCAACTTTTGAAGATGAAAAGCCAGTCAACGTATTTGACTTGTGGGAAGGTGCAAACTTTAAACTACGTATGCGTAAGAAAGATGGTTACGCAAACTATGATGAGTCTGTATTCAGTGAACCTACTGTAGTTTCTGATGACGAAGACAAGTTGTTGGCAATCGTAAATGCTCAACACAAGTTGTCTGAGTTTACAGATCGTAAGAACTTCAAGTCTTATGATGAACTGAAGAAGAAGTTGAATGATGTTCTTTCTGGTGATGCTTTTGCTAGCAAGTCTGCTGCAGAGATCGCTGAAGAAGAAGATCGTCCAGTGGCACAAGCACCTAAGATCGCATCCAAACCTGCACCAGCACCAAAAGCTGTAGCAGAAGATGACGATGAAGATGTTATGTCATACTTCCAGAAGATTGCTGACGAAGGTTAATTATGAGTTGCCGAAAGGCACTGTGAAGTACTGGGGAGCCGATGGCTCCCCTTTTTTATGCTCGTGCGTATCTGCTTCCGACGAACTTTGACATCGAAGACTCTTGATTGCGAATCGGAGACTTGATTACTTGAGATGTGTTGTTGTTTGTTGTGACTGGAGCATTAACAACAGCAGTATTACCACCACCAGTACCAGTGTTTGCAGCTTCTGCGTCAGCGTTTTCTTTAGACGCACCAGCCACTGCAGCAGCAGTTGTTGGAGGAGGTGCGGTTGGTGCTGAAGAAGATGAATCTGATTTAAATGGGTAGAATGGACCAATTGCTACTTCTTTATTGATGACTGGAATCTTGAATTTGATTTCTGGGATACCAATGCTTGAAATCATTGCCATGAAATCATCTTTGATGCCAGTGATGAATTTAACGAATGGCTGAATGAGATTCTCACTTGTCCATGTAGCAAAGTCACCAATAACTTCTTTAATCTTTTCTTTGTCAAACAATCCAAATGTTAAGAAGTCTACGATACCAGCTAAACCAGCGATAAGTGCTTTACCGATATCTCCGCTCTTAGCGAACTCATCAAACGCATCAGTTATTCCTGAGAAGAGAGCACCAACTATAGCACCAATAACAAATATCTTACCCAATGCTTTTAGTAGATTCTTAGGACTGAATAATGTCTTAAACGCTGTCATTAGTCCTGTTCCCAAGAAATCAAAGATGCCATCTAATAATCCACCCTTTGATGCAGGTTCTACAGGTTTAGCCTTTGGTGCACCCTCGCCAGAACCACGAGTGTTTTCTTCAATCTTAGTTAAGAGAGAAGTTTGTTCACCCATTAGCTTAGCATTTTCTGATGCTTCTTCTAACTGCTCTCCCTCTGATGCAAATAATTGAGTTGGAGTTTTAGCCACTGCTTCTGCAGCAGGAGAAACCATTGCTGCTTTACCACCAGTCTTTAGTGCAGCACCCTTATCGAATTGAGCATACTCTTGTGTTAGTGCAGCTTTCTTTGCAAACAATGCAGCAGTTTCTGGTTTTGATTTAGCCAATTCTTCATCAGTAAATTTACCACCAGTAGCTTGTCTTATCTTTTGAATACTTTCTTCAACCTTTGAAGATTCTTTTTTAGCTGCATAAGCACCTTCAAACTTTTTATTAAGATCACCCTCAGCACCAAGTGCTTTCTGTTCCTTAATAAACTTATCTTTTTCTAATCGTTTGTTATTAATACCGAATACGTTAGTAGACTCGAGAAACTTTGTTTTGATATTTTCACCAGAGAACTTACCAGCAAGATTAGACATAATCCCCTTACCTTTTTCCAAAGGAGACTTAAATGTCTTCATACTGTCCATCAGCTTTTGAATATCTTCTTGTGCTTTCTTTCTGTCCGATTCAGAATCTTCAAGAACTATGAGTTGTTTCTTTTGAACGTCTAATGACTCTTGTTCTAGTTTTAATCGTTCATCGTCTTTAATGTTTGCTGTAGTTTCCATTAAAGACTTTATTGTCGCAAGATGACCAACAGATTGTTGTTGTAAAACTATCAGTTGTGATAATCCCTCTTCATTAGATCTTGTTTGTTGTCTAATGCTCGAATTAACAGAGCTGTTACCTGTTCTTTTTGCCATATTACTTTCTCTTAGATTCTATTCTTTTCTTTTCTTCTTCTAGATACTCAATTAACATAAAGACATACACTTCTCTTTCAAACGGAATCATTTCCTCAAGTTCCGCAAGCGAGTATTTGTGGTACTGCATCAGAGCGAAATTCATTTTATAGTAATTCGCTAAACTTTCATGACAAAGGTTAATTAAAAAAAACTTTGCATGCCCTCCAGCATCTTCCTGTGTTGCTTTTGGCATACAGGGCAAGTATAGTCAATTTCTTTCTTAATTCTTGGCATAGTTGCAAAGAAGTTCTGGATTTTAATAAATTGATCAGATGTTAAGTTATTTAAAAACTGTAACACCTCTTCATGCTTTTGTTCTTTGGTGTAGAAGATTTCTTCACCTTGATAGATGTAGTCAATCGACAGAGCAACTACATCAAAAATTTTATCGATATTACCTTCATCTAAAGTTTCTAACTTTTTCATAATATCCATAGTTGGATACTTCATCATAACACCGACATCACCGAACAAGTCAATCTTGTTTGTATGTTCAGGATCTTTTTCTACCTGAAGCGTAGTTAAGTCAATAGAAACTTTAACTCTAGCCTTTTCGTTATCTTCACCATGGTCATTATCACATGGGAAGATTAATTCAATAATTTCACCAACAGACTTAGCACGGATTTGAGTAAACATATACTCTAAATCAAATGTCGCTAGTTTATTAACATCAATGCTATCTAAAACGCAAGTTTTAATTACACTCTTAAGAGTATCAACCATAACAAGCAAGTCTTCACTTTGTTGTGCAATTAATAATGCCTTTTCCTCTTTAACGAGGAATGGTCTAAACTTAACACTCACTCCACTCGAAGGCACGACCATATTATAGGTCGGTGTATTCATCATCGGTAATGCCATTACTATTCTCCTTTAGCCATATTCTTAATTAACTTATTCAATTCAGCAGTGCTACCCACGAAGATAGCATTGTTATTCGTAACCTGTTTAGCCTTCTCAGCTTTAGATGGTTCATCTAGTTTTTGTTTCTGTTGATGTAAATCCATCAACTGCTGATTCACTTCAGCGAGTTGTTTCATAAGATTACCCACTACTTCAAAAGCACGTGGGTGCTCAGATTGCATGGCTACATCGAGAGACTTCTGAAGTGCTTCCTGTCCCTGCTGTAACAAAATACGAAGATTGTTACGAGTTGTATCGTAGTCTGATTCAATCTTTTGACTTGCTGTAGAAATAATCTCACCATCTTGTGTAATCACTTCTGTCTTTGGTAATGTTTGAACATCAAACACTTCAGACAAACTATCATCTATTCTCATTCTTCATCCTTGGTATTTATTGACGAATTTGCAACTCCAGCTAACTTCTCTTTACCACGACTCCATACAGCGATACCTAAAACAGCACCCATAGCCATATGAAATAATCCAGCACCCTCAAGCGTTAAAGGTTTCCACTGAGTGATGTCTTGTCCAGCAGTATGTTGTAACAAATTCCATAATACTGGAAAAACAATAAAGTCCATTATACAAACGACCATGTACATCCATCCCATGGATGGACGCCACTTATTGTTTAGCCAACTTTCTGGTGCCATTAGAATCTCAACAATCCTGGAAGTTTAGTCACGACTGCAGAACCCAAAGCACCAGTTACGAAGTTACCAGCACGTTCACCGATAACTCCATTTAACTGTTGCTGGAATCCAGTAAAGTTTTGAGTTAGTTTATCAATGAAGTTTGTTGGGATCTTCTGACCATCGGCTAGAGGACTAATCGTTGTAGCAGTCCAATACTTGTATTGCATAGTGA